AGAGCGCCCTGACTGGGGGCTACCAGAGCGCCCTGACTGGGGGCCGCCAGAGCGCCCTGACTGGGGGCTACCAGAGCGCCCTGACTGGGGGCTACCAGAGCGCCCTGACTGGGGGCTACCAGAGCGCCCTGACTGGGGGAGACCAGAGCGCCCTGACTGGGGGCTACCAGAGCGCCCTGACTGGGGGCCGCCAGAGCGCCCTGACTGGGGGCTACCAGAGCGCCCTGACTGGGGGAGACCAGAGCGCCCTGACTGGGGGAGACCGGAGCGCCCTGACTGGGGGTTCAGCCTCCGTTCTGCGCGGAGGAGAAGGATCACGGTTTTGCGGAGGGCTTTGGTCGGTTTTTGCTTGTGAGATTATAGATAAGCTTGACAATATTGTAGGAATGGCCGTTGCGGTTGTAGATGGCGAAACGATCAAGCCGGATACTTGGTACAAAGTCGAAAACGGCGAATTTGTGGAGGTGAAGGAGTGAGCAAGACGATAACAACGCTGGCCGTGGCTGGCCTGATCCTCTGCGCCGCCGCCGGAATCGGTGCAGGCGAGGAACCTGCACCGGAACCGGAGATCGTCGCTCCTGACGCGATTTTGACGGTCACAGAGGAAGCGCCCGAACCCGAACCGGAATGGACGGAGGTCGTTGCAACCGCATACTGCCCGTGCGAGAAGTGTTGCGGCAGCTATGCGAGGAACAGGCCCGGCGGGATCGTCTACACGGCATCGGGAGAGGTTGCGACCGCTGGCGTGACGATTGCGGCAGACTGGACGATCTACCCGCCCGGAACCGTGGTAGAGATCGAGGGCATGGGAACCTATATTGTCCACGACAAGGGCGGAGCGATCAAGGGGCAGAGAATTGACCTTTATTTTGAAGATCACGCCGCTGCGCTCGATTTTGGGCGGCAAGCGGTGAATTTGAGGGTGTTGACAGACTAATGTTTTTCGATGGAAAAGGAGTGTAAAACATGAAGATTAAGGAAATTATTTGGCAGAACAGGAGAGATTTTCGCGCAATCTATGTCTGCGAGCATTGCGGACATGAGGAAGAAGGACGCGGGTATGATGACCGCAATTTCCATGAGAATGTGATCCCGAAGATGATCTGCCCTGAATGTGGCAAAATCGCGCCTGACAACTATAGACCGTTGGCAACCAAATACCCGGAAGGGTTTCAAATTTAGCAAGGAGGACTAACAAATGAGAGACTTTTATCCGATCACCATCGTGAGAGACCCCAATGCCGGCGTTTATTCCGGTGGCATGTTTATTGCATGGAACCGCGAGGCAGGCGATCTTCCGGCAAGGGCTTTTATTAACGGGGACGAGGGGGCCGCATGGTGGGCCGAGAATACGGAGCCTGTAGGCGTTTCCGACACGCCGGAGGACGCGCTTGTCGATCTGGAAACCAAGCTGTTTGACGAGCTGCAAACTTGCCCTTTTTGCGGGGAATCTGCAATCCTGAATTGGGATGACGAAGGAGCCGAAGTGATTTGTGCGAACCATGATTGTGGGGCAACCATACGAGGCAGGACAAGAGCAGAGGCGGTGCGGCGTTGGAATACGAGAGTGGCAGAGGCCGGAGCGTGGGAGGTTTGAAGATGAAACGCTGGGAAACTATGAGCAAAGAGGAAATCCTAAACAGAATGGAGCGTTGCATAACAACAGATGACAAATGTGATTGCGAAAAAGACTCTGATGTGATTAAGAGGCTGATGAGTGGCTGGCCGAGGTGCGTGTTTGATTATCTTAGAGAGGAAGTGCAATATCAGGAATGAAACGATATGAGACCATGAGCAAAGAGGAAATTCTCGATTTTATCGAAGGGTGTGGAGAGACAAACTGTCAAGATTGTCCTGCGAATATAGCAGGCGACATGTTGAGCGCACAGTGTGTGGCAGAGTTTCTCAACGAGGAAGTACCGGAACCGCTGATGGTTCGTAGGTATCAAAACATCTGTTGCAAGCAGGACTTGCTTGAGAGCGCGGATATTACATTTAGTCTTTGCGCAAAAACCGATTGCCTTTACTGCGAATATTCCGGCCCGCTGTATTGTCAGGTGCTGCGGTTCATCGATTACCTCGGCGAATTGGAGCCGGAGAGACCCGCCGAGTGGTATAAGGAGGCCAAATATGACAAGAGCAGGAAGCAGAAAGCGTGAGACCGTTCTCACCTGCGCGGCATGGTTGGGGCTGTTTTACGCCCTTGCGGTGTTCGGAGGGATGGAGCAGGGCATGATCGAGATTGGGCAGGGCTTTGTCCGCGTGATCGTGGTTCTGGCCCTGACGCTGGCATGTTGTTGGGGGGCGAGACGATGAAAGCGGTACTGATTACGCTTGCTGTCCTCGTGTGGGTGCTGTCGCTTGTGCTTAGCTGGATAAATTGCAAGCAGAGGGAAAGGCTTGCCGAGCGCGCAGCCGCTCTTGAGAAAAAAGTGGCGGCCCTTGAAATCATTGACATGTTTGGAGGGGAAGATGAACATGAATGACCTTTTGGAATCGATCCAAAAGAGCCTTGAAGCAGAGCTCGAAGAAACCGAGAAAGATATTTGGAAGACATTAGACAAACTTTTGGAAACACACGGAGGGGAAAAGAAGTGACGCTGTTGCGCGTTTTCTACTTCCTGCTGGCGTGGGAGGCGGCAGTCGTGGTTTTCATGCTGCTGACCGGATTTCTGCTCAACAGCGCGATCACGGCAAAGGAGGAGTTTGAAGAATGGGAAAAGAGGAAAAAGAGCGGTTCATGATGCGGTTTTGCCGAGAGCTCGTCGTGGGATGCGAAAAATGCCCGTTCTTCCCGGGTGTGAATAGTTGGTGCTGGAAGTCACGCATATCCCCGAGGCCGGAGCCGTTGACGGAGGCCGACTGTGACGAGGCCCTTTCTGTGATCCTGGCAAAGCTGCGGGCCGATCTGGAAGAGTGCGAGAAAATTATGAAGGAGTGAGAAGATGAAGGCTTACCGAGTGTTCGACAACTGGGAGCCATCGTGTGCAACGGTTGTTTACGCGGAAACGGCAAGGAAAGCGAAAGCGGCGGCCATGAGAACGGACACATGTGAGTATTCCGAATGGACAGACATCAGGGTGCGTCGATTCCCAGAAATGGATGGGTACTATCGAGGATGGGAAGAAATGGACTGGTACAACAAGAACGATCGAGCCGTCCTTGTCGCCCTTGGGTGGTCATGCGGGGAAAGAACGTGGGAGTGTGACACTTGCGAATGTAAAGCATTTTGCCGCGAATGGGAAGGAGATGAGGAGGAGCCGTGAACACATGCGAAGGGTGCCGATACTGGCGGGCGCTTGCCAACAACGGGCTGGGGGGAAAAGCGTGCTGCTATGCGCTCGATACCGGCAGATTGAGGATGCAATCACCGGAGGAATGCACGCACTACGCGCCGAAGGTCGACAATGCGAACAGGGACGATCACGGAGGCTTCCGGCGATATGACGATCAGCGCGCGCTGTTGGCGCGGCTTGAGCGGTTGCGCGACGATCTGAAACCAGACCTATATCTGAATCTGCGAGCCCAGATCAAGAGCTTCCAGCTATATGAAGTTGCCAGAGGCATGGACAAAATCGAGAGGAGGCTGAAAAAATGAGGGCGAACGACGGGAACGGGGGTGGTTGCCCGCGGACGGTGCTTGTGTCGGCCCTCGGCCCAGCCGCAGACGGGACGGCCTACCCGTGCGACGTTTGCGCCTTGCCAGAACACCATTGTTCCGGCGCGAGCGGGTGCAAACGCTGGCGAAAGTGGTTCCGTGCGAAGTGGCGCGATCTGCGGCAGGCGGCGGGGATCATTGAGGAGGAGGCCGGATGAGCGAAAAAGGTAGGTACTACGGCGGGCCGACGGAGCCGGTGCCGGAAATGACGGATGCGCCGGACGGGACAATCTACCCTTGCCGCTCGTGCTGGAAAAAAGACAGCTATTGCAGCGGGTGCGAGAGCTGGGAAATCTGGTTCCGTGCGAAGTGGACGGCGATCCGGCGGTATTTTGGATACGAGAAGAAAGGAGCAAAGGAATGAGCGGATACTCGGGGCTGTATGCCTCTTTGGAGGAAGAGATCAGGGAGCGGGAGAGAATGCGGGCGCGGGCCTGCCTTGGCGTGACAACCGGCGGCAGCCTCAATGAATGGGCGAAAAAAATCCACCTAAACGCACAAACTCACGGATGGTGGGACGCGCCTCGCAGCTTCGGGGAAATCGTGGCCCTGTGTCATAGCGAACTTTCCGAGGCGCTTGAGGAATACCGGAACGGCCGGCCGCTGGCCTACGTCTGGCAGCAGGAAGACGAGGACGATCTGACAGAGCTTGAGGCCGACATGAGCAAGTGGCAGAAGGGGAAGAAGCCGGAAGGGATTGCGGTGGAGATGATCGACTGCATCATCCGCATCCTTGACTGGTGTGGAAAGGAAGGCGTTGACGTGGATGCGCTCCTGGCGATCAAGCATGAGTACAACGGCAGCCGACCGTACAAGCACGGTGGAAAAGTGATCTGAAAGAGGGGTTGAAAATGGTTTTCATCATCAACGAGAAAATCTACGACACCGAGAAAATGGAACAACTTTCCCAATGTGACATACAGTGTGGACGGGAATACAATACTGGCACAGGCGCATTCGAAAGGAAAATCGGGCGAGTCTCTTTGTACGTTTCCAAAAAAGGTAATTATCTGTTGGAATGTGGGGGAGAAGCCATTGCCATATCAAAAAAAGAAGCAAAAAGGTTTCTGCAAAAATACGATTATGAAGTATACAGAAGACTTTTCGGAGAATTGAAAGAAGCATAGATATAGAGGGGCCCGATCTTCGGGCTTCTTTTTTTGTGCGCTTGACCGTTTTTAATGAAAATGATATAATCGAGAAAAAAAATTGTCCGAGAGACAGAAGGAAAGAGGTAAAAATGGCGATCAACCCAAACCTTGAGGGTAAAGGATTTGAAAGCAGAACAACTGCAGAACAACAAAAAATCGCTAAACAAGGCGGTATAGCATCCGGTGAAGCCCGTCGCCGAAAGCGCGATCTGCGGCAGGCATTGGAGATATTGCTCGAAAAAGAATATAAAAACGGAAAAGGCGAGACGATCACCGGCACCGAGGCGGTGGCTGCAAAACTGTTTGAGCAGGCGATGCGCGGCAATATCAAAGCCTTTGAAACTTTGCGCGATACAGTTGGCCAGAAGCCGGTTGAAAAGGTGATGCTTGCGGAGGTTGATCCCGCAACCGTGGAAGAGGTTGAAAAAGCCGTGATGGGCGAATGACGAGAAAGGACGCGCTTGCCTTCCTTCTGGATCGGCCGGCGGACTTTGCGCGGCTCGTCGGCTTTGACCTGCTTGGAGAACTTCACAATCGCTGGATCGTTGAAATGGTGCGAGGGCGGGAGGATTGGACGCTGCAGGCTTCGCGCGGAACGTACAAGACTACCTGTGTTTCCGTTGCCTTGGCGCTGATTGCGATCCTATTACCAAACGTGCGGACAGTGTTTTTGCGAAAAACTGACCGAGACGTGAAGGAAATGCTGACGCAGGTGTCGAAGATTCTGCATGATCCGCACACTCAATATCTTGTGCAATCTATTTATGGCGTGAATCTGCGGCAGCCGACCGCATCCGCATCGGAGATCGTGACGAACCTGACAACCGACGCGAGAGGAACAGCGCAGCTCGTCGGGATCGGAACCGGCGCGTCGATCACAGGAAAACACTTCGACCGGATTTTCACGGACGACATCGTCAACATCCAAGACCGCGTTTCCAAGGCGGAGCGGGAGCGGACGAAGCTGATCTATCAGGAGCTGCAGAACATCAAAAACAGGGGCGGCCGCATTATCAACACGGGAACGCCGTGGCATGCCGACGATGCTTTTGCCATCATGCCGAAGCCGGAGAAATTCGACTGCTACCATCCGGAGATTGCGAAGATCATTGACGCGGCGGAGCTGGAGAGCAGGCGAGCGAAGATGCTTCCATCCCTTTTTGCCGCAAACTATGAGCTGCGCTTTATCGCTTCCGAGGACGTGATTTTCCCCATGCCGGAGACTGGGGCCGACCCCGCTCTTGTGGAGCAGGGGGTTGCACATATCGATGCAGCCTATGGCGGAGAGGATTGCACGGCGCTGACGATCTGCCGGAAAGCAGGCGGGAAATACTATGTTTTTGGCAAGCTGTGGCGAAAGCATGTGGACGACGTTGAGGGCGAGATTATAGAGTTAAGAAAGGCATTTAACGCTGGCAGGATTTACTGCGAGGATAACGGCGACAAGGGCTATCTTGCGAAGGCTTTGCGGAAAAAGGGGGAGCGGGTAGTTACCTACCACGAGAAGCAGAACAAATTCATAAAAATCACGAGCTACTTGAAAGCTGAATGGGGAAATGTTATATTTGTGGCAGGAACCGACAAGGGGTTCATCGACCAAATTTGCGACTATAACGAGAATGCGGAGCATGACGATGCTCCAGACAGCCTTGCGAGCCTTGTCCGGCTGCTTTGGAAAAAGAACGAAAACAACTATATCCCGATTTGGTAAAAGAGAAAAAAGACGACACACGAGTGCCGCCGTGGAAAAAGAGGCGAGTAAAGACGGAACCGATCACACGAAGAGAATACGCGATCAGAGCAGCGGCGACAGGAGAACCGGCCCCGTTTGTCGCGCTGACGCGTGAAGAAAAATACCTTGCGAAGATCGCAGGAGGGAATGTTGTAATCCCGGAGCCGGTGACGCGGAAGGAGGTATACCTTGCGAAGATTGCAGGAATGGACGTTGCCCTTCCAAAGCCTGTCACACGGATTGAACGCTACCTTGCAAACATTGCCGGGATGGACGTGAAAAAGCCTGCTCCGATCACGCGGATTGAGCGATTTTTGAATGAGTGGGAAGGGCAGGCAGTTCCGGCTGGATACAGGCAGATTGCGGGAATCGTCATGGACTCCGCGACGTACTACAGGATCAGCGGTTTTTCATTGCGCGGCTCCGACACCGTGAGAATCTCCGTTGCGGTGACTGGGGCCTGCAACGTCTTCGGCTGCTACACCACAACGAGCGCGGACGACAACTATAGCCTGTATGTGTCGACGGCAGCGAACGCCAAGTACATGAGATACGACGGCGGAACATACAAATCGTATTGGCGCACGCAGGACATGGGTGAACGGTTCGACCTTGTCACCACACCGACCGGCACGAGCGGCTTCCCGGGAACGCAGGACGATTCATGGACAGAGTCGGACTTTGCCGGTTCTGCCGATATGTGCATTGGCAGCACTTCGCCATCCGCGACATCTGCGAAATTCAAGGGGACGATCTTCGGGCCCTTTGTTGTAGATGGCAGATTCAACGGAATCCCGTGCGAGCGGGAATCCGATGGGAAAATCGGATACTATGACCGAATCACCGGTGTGTTTTATGAGCCTATCGGGACAAATCCGACGGAGTACGTTGGCGAATAAGGGGGTAGAGGATGAAAACCTTTCAGGACTTGCAGGCAATAGGAGCGAACGAAAAGGAAAGAATGGCCTTTGTCCTTTCGGCCGTGCAAGATCACCAAGAGAGCGAGCTTTTCAAAACTGCGCGGGATGCGGAGTTATACTATAGGCATCAGAACCCGACGATCATGCGGGCACAGAAGTTGGTCTATGATCTGGCCGGCCGTGCTCATGTAGATGTCTGGACGGCAAATCACAAGATTCCGAGCCGGTTGTATTTCTATTTCGTCACGCAAGCGGTTCAATTCCTTCTCGGGAACGGGATTTCTTTCGGAGACAAAGAGACCGGTGACGCGCTTGGCAAAGGCTTTGACAGCGTCGTCCAGAAGATCGCGACGGCCGCGAAAAATGGCGGCGTTGCTTTCGGTTTTTGGAACGTCGACCATCTTGAGGCGTTCAGCGTGCAGGAATTCGCTCCGCTATGGGACGAAGAGACCGGCGCGCTCCGTGCGGGTATCCGGTTTTGGCAGCTTTCGGAGGAAAAGCCGCTGCGGGCCACGCTCTTTGAGGAAGACGGATACACGGAATACATCAGAAAAGACTCCGAGGACATGACTGTTTACATGGAAAAACGTCCGTACATCCAGATAGTGGAGACCTCCGAGGCAGGCGGGGAGAATATCGCGGACGGCGAGAATTACCCGGGATTCCCCATCGTCCCGCTCTGGAACATCAACCGGCAGTCGGAGCTTGTCGGCTCCCGCGAGACGCTGGACGCTTATGATCTCATGTCGTCGGCCTTGGTAAATTCCATTGACGACGCAAACTTGATCTATTGGGTGATCCGCAACGCCGGCGGGATGGACGATATCGATGATCTGAAATTCGTGCAACGGCTCAAAACCATGCACGTCGTCCACTTGGAAGGAGAAGAGCAGGTCGACCGGCACCAAGTAGAAGCGCCTTTTGAGGCTTCTGACGCTGCGCTTGAGCGTCTGCGGTCGCAGCTCTTTGACGATTTTATGGCGCTCGACGTAAAAAACATCGCGAGCGGCGCGACGACTGCTACGCAGATTAAGGCGGCATACGAGCCGCTGAATTCGGTGACCGATCTGTTTGAATATCAGGTTACGGATTTCATCCTTGGGATTCTTGCGCTTGTCGGGATTGACGACGCGCCGACTTATACAAGATCGGTTATGATCAACCAGCAAGAGACGATCGACAATCTTGTTTCGGCTGCAGATTATCTGTCCGACGAGTACCTCACGACAAAGGTGCTTGAGGTTCTGGGAGACGCGGACAAGATCGACGAAGTCCTTGCACAGAGAATCCGGCGGGATATGGAACGCTTTGCAGAGACAGAGGAACCCGAAGAAACCGAGGAAATTTGACAGAATGGGGAAATCCCACTATAATTAAATCAACAAAAAGCTGGCGAATCTGCGAAGAATAGCAGACCGAAGGAAAGGAGCAGGCTATAAATGGCATTGACGAGAAAGGCACTGAAAGCGATGGGTATTACCGACGAGCAGGTGGACTCCATCATTGACATGCACACCGAAACCGTGGACGCGCTGAAAGAGCAGATCAAGACGGCGCAGAAGCGGGCAGCAGACCTTGAAGGAATCGAAAAGCAATTCGAAGAGCTCAAGGCCAATAATTCCGAGGACTATAAGGGCCGTTACGAAGCGGAACACAAGGCGTTCGAGGACTACAAGAACGAGCAGCAGAAGAAGGAAACTCACGCCGCAAAAGAAGCTGCGGCGCGAAAATACTTCAAAGATGCCGGGATCGATGGCGCAAACTTGGAGATCGCTATGCGCGGAGCTCGTGAAGAGATCGACGCGCTGGAAATCGAAGGGGAAGCCATCAAAGACTCGAAATCTCTTGAATCGCTTGTAAAAGGTACGTATGCGGGCCTCGTAATCACTCGGGAAAAGCGCGGGGCGCAGACTTCGACCCCGCCGACGCAGGCAGGCGGTGGCGCGACGACAATGACAAAGGCCGAGATCATGAAGATCAAGGATACTGCCGCGCGCCAAAAGGCCATTGCCGAAAATATTGAACTTTTCAGGAGATGAAATTAAATGGCAGCAACCTATACCGAAACCTTAAGCAACCCGCGCGATTCGCTCCCGAACGCCTATGCCGGCGCTATGGGCGCGAATGCCGTGACCGCCAGAGAGGTTGACTTTGTCACCCGCTTCGGCAGCAATTGGGATGCGCTTCGCGAAATTCTTGGCATTATGAACCCTGTAAGAAAAACTCCCGGAACCCAGCTTGTGAGCTATACGGCAACCATCACGTTGGAAGACGGAGACGTTGATCCTGGCAATGTGATCCCCTACAGCAAGGCGACTGTGCAGCAGTTTACGAAGACCGATCTTGAGTTGCTCAAGTACGCAAAAGCCGTCCCGATCGAGGACGTGAACAAGTACGGCGCTGCTGTGGCCGTTCAGAAAACCGACGAGGCGTTTCTGAATGAGCTCCAGAGCAAGGTGCTGGACGACTTCTACACCTTCCTTTCGGACGACACGGCGGCCTCCACCGGCACCGAGACCACTTTCCAGATGGGCGTTGCCGTTGCGATCGGCACCGTGAAAGACAAATTCAAGAAGCTGCGCAAGAATGCGAGCGATATCGTTCTGTTCGTGAACACGATGGACGCTTACCGCTACCTTGGCGCTGCCGAGGTCACCGTGCAGACGGCTTTCGGAATCGACTATATCCAGAATTTCATGGGCGCGCGGACAGTCATCCTTTCGAGCGACATCGAAGAGGGCACCGTGATTGCGGTTCCGGCCGACAACATTGTGCTCTACTATGTTGACCCCGGCGATGGTGAGTTTGCGCAGCTCGGACTCGAATACACCGTTGAGGGAGAAACCAACCTTATCGGCTTCCACGCGAACGGCAACTACAGCACCGCTGTTGGAGAGAGTTTTGCGCTCATGGGCATGACTCTTTGGGCAGAATACGCCGACGGCATCGCAATCATCACCATCGATCCCGACTACGAGCCGGACGGTGACTAAATAAGGGGGGTTGCACAATGGAGAGACTGAATCAGATTCTTCGAGGCAAAAAATTAACTCCCTTGACGGAAAAAGAATCCGCTGTTAAATATGCCATCGATAACGCTGGTTCCGGTGGTGGCGGTGGCGGCGGCGGAGACCTCCCCGAAATCACGGTATCCGACGTTGGCAAGGTTTTGACTGCGGCAGAAGATGGAGCAGGCGGGTATGTCCCGACATGGGACACCGTCGAGGACGGCATCCCCGTCATCACGGAGTCTGACGTTGGCAAAGTGCTGACGGCAGCAGAGGACGGAGAAGGCGGATATATTCCGGCATGGGACGATGCCGGCGGTGGCGGCGGCAGTGTTCAGCCTCTGTTCATCCTGATCGCCGAGAGCGAGTATGGCTCACCGTCCGTGGTCGGCTGGACTAATCAGAACTATGCAACGAAGGCGGGCGAAGTCGTGGATGCGATCTTGGAGGGCACCCCCGTCTACATCAAAGCCGGAGAGTACGACGGAACAGCGGGTGACATCCCTGACGCGAACATCACTCTGCTTGCTCCCGTTGTGGCCGCCGTACCGGAAGGCGATTCCGTGTTTTCCATCAGGAGCGCGCTCCACGCCTATCAGGATGCGAACGCAATGGTCGTCATGGGTTACTCCATCTCGCTTGGCGGCTTTGGAATTTCCATTGAAAAGATCAACTACGAGCTCGAGATTGCGGCTGTTGGCGGTTAAGAAAGGGAGATTCTGTGTTTGAGCTTTTTGCAGTCTTAAAGATGGGCCGAAGGCTTCGGCAGATTGAGAACCTTTTCAAAGAGTTCGATTGTTTCATGTGAAACAGAAAGGCGCAAAATGACAAGAAAAGAGTTTTGCGAAAAACATAGGGCGGAGATCGAGCAAATCTCAAACATCCTCGTTAATCAGGGCGTAGACCTTGGTATTGCCGAATCGATCTTTTGCAATGCGGCGCGGCTGGGCAAAATCCCCGACGGGGACGACCCCGGCGTGCGCGCTGCTCTTGCCATCGTCGGCGGCTCCGAATACTGGGGCGAGCTGGCGAGGGAATATTATGGCGTGATTCTGTAAAAGAGGGGGCGAGCGCATGGCGGAACTGGTCTATCGGTGGCCGTTTGCCGGCCGGAAAAAGGTGACGCTTGAATATGGCGTTCCCGGCAGCTCGTGGAAATGCGGCTGGCATTCCGGCCTTGATATTATCTCGAAAGCGGTCGGAGGGACGGGAGAAGTCCGCCCGATTGCCGACGGGACGGTGTCAACGTGCATCACCGGGCACAAGAGCTATGGCAACTATGTGCTCGTCTCCCACCCGGATGGGATCGTCTCCCTCTATGCGCACATGGAGAGAATCCTTGTGAATCCCGGCCAACAGGTTTGTGAATCGTCCGTGCTTGGGATTGAGGGAGAGACGGGGAATGCTTCCGGCCGCCACCTGCATCTTGAAATTCACAGGGGCGGCTATAGCTACCCTGCTTCCATCAATCCGAGGGAATGGCTTGAGAGCCACGGCGCGCCGTTTGATGAAAAGGAGGTTTCCGAGGTGTCGGGAAGAAATAGCATTTACGGGAAGCTCCCGAAAATCCATGCGGTGAAAATCTGGCCGGAGCGGTGGAAGATTGTGAAATGGGGAAAGGGCAAGAGGACGACGTCAATCCGCGACTATTGCTGTTTCCCCTTTCAAGCATCTGGCACGGTTCCCGTCGGAAATATCGTCGCTGACGGCGTGACGCTGGCCAAAATGCCCACCGCTTCGACGATCTGGCTGAATGCAGCCGGAGAACTCGGCGTTGGGTTTTCTCCGCCCACAGGGGCGAAACAGTCGGTCAGCGGCTTTCCTCTTCGCGTGCTGGACAGAGAATACACCCTCAAGGAAGCTCTTGCGCAGGGATGGGACACGTCCCCGCTCTATCCGACGACCCATGCGATCCTCGGCACGAACGGGGAGTATCTGCTTTACTGGGTGTTTGAGACGACTTCAAAAGGCGCGGAAGCGACGTGGACGGAGTTGCAAGGCATTGCCCGGATGATGGGCTGCCACACCGTTTTGCTTGGCGACGGCGGCGGTTCGACGATCCTCGACAACGGCGGCTCAAACATGATCGTGAGCACGGGAAACCGGCAGCTTGCGACTCTTATGAGGTACTGATCGGATGGACAAGGCTCACAAAGAAACGGACAAAATCCTTGACAGTATCGAGCGGCGACTTTTCCAGATTTACCGGCGCGCAAACGGCGAGATTTCCCTTGCGTGGGGCGAGTACATGGAGCAGGCAGAGAAGGAAACGGAGAAGCTGCAAGCGGAATATGATGAAGCGGTGAAAGCCGGCGATAAAAAGGCGATCAAAAAAAAGAAGCGGGCACTCGAAGCGAAAAAGCGGGAGATCACGCTGAAAGATGATCGGTTTGCGGCGGTTGTTGACACGACTTCGGAACGTCTGGCGGACACGAACGCGGCCGCCCTTGCCTATGTCAACGGGAAGCTCCCGAAGGTGTATGTCACGAACTACAACTTTGTCGGGCAGCAGATCGAGAGCGCGGTAGAAGGCTATTCTTTCGCTCTTGTCAACGAGCGCGTGGTTCGCGACCTTGCACTGCCTTACAAACAGCTTGACCGCATAAAGGACGTTAGATGGAACACGAAGAACATCCGGCGGGAAGTTTTGCAGGGGATTCTTCTGGGCGAGCCTGTTTCCGAGATCGGGGGACGGCTGCAAGACGTGATCGGCTACAACCGAAAAACCGCAATCTATCACGCGCGGACGATGGTGACGAGTGCGGAAAATCAGGGCCGACAAGAAGAATTTGAAGCAGCCGAGGAAATGGGGATCGTGCTCGAAAAGCGGTGGATTGCCGTTCGAGACGAGCGCACAAGGCAGTGGCACACCGACTTGAACGGGAAGACGGTTCCGATCGACGAGCCATTTGAAAACGATTTCGGAAAGATCATGTATCCGGGAGACCCAACGGCGGACCCGGCGAATGTTTACAACTGTCGATGTTCCATGGCCGCTGTTATAAAAGGATTCCGTGAACCGAGGGGCGGGAGATCATGAACGAATACAGATTGATCGATAATACGGACGAGTTCCTGAAGGATTTCGACGGAGCGATTGAACGCGGCTTGATTGCTGTTGGCATGGCTGCGGAAGGCAATGCGAAGGACATCCTGACGGAAACGGTGTATTCTCAAGTCGGAATCCCGTGGGTGCTGACCGGCCGCTTGCGCAACTCAATCACCTTTGCGACGGATACGCGAAAGGGGAAGACGTTGCGTCGGGCAAAGTCGGAAAGCTCCAGGAAGGACGATGCGAAAGCCGAAGCGAATTTCGCAGAGGAAGAGGTTTCGAATCCAGAAAAGAAAACCGTAGTCATAGGAACCAATGTAGACTATGCGCAAGGAATTGAACTCGGGACGCACCGAAAGAAGGGCGCTGTCCGCTACCTCCAGCGGGCGGCGAGCGAGCACAACGAAGAATATAAAAATCTGATTGCAAACAGCGTTTCTGCGTTGCAATCGAAGTATGGAGACTGACGGAAAGGAGAGCGGGAAGATGAATACGGGGACGCTTTCGCGGCTTTGCCACGAGTGCAAAAACTGGTTCACGCTTGAGGAAGAAATCCAGAAGGGCACCTTCTCAATTTCGGAGGGGGCGCTTGAAGATGTGGACTTTTTGCAGGCTGGGCAGTATTTCCGCATCGTGGGCAGCGTTTTCAATGACGGAGTTCACAAATTCGGGGCCACTCCTCCGGAGCTGTTGCGTGATGAAACCTTTTCAGGCGCAGTCTATCCGATGCGCGTCCCGCTCGACTTTCTTGCGCTGGCCGAAGAGGTTGAGGCGTGGGAAACGGAGTACGGCGAGGGGAGCCTTTCCCCGTATCAGAGTGAGAGCTTCGGCGGATATTCCTACACTAAGGCCTCGGGCGGCGGTGGTTCTGCATCTGCTCCGACGTGGGAAAGCATCTTCGGCGGGAAGCTGGGGAGGTGGCGGAAGCTGTGAGCCTGTTGAGCGAGGCGATGGAAGCTTGTACGATGATCGACAAGACGACGCAGCGGGACGGGTATGGCGGAGTGATTACCGCCTATGTTGACGGGGCGGAATTTGACGCGGCCATTGTCTTTGACACGTCGGTTGAGGGACGAATCGCGCAGGCGCAGGGGGTTAAAAACCTCTATACCGTCACCACACAAAAATCCGTAGTGCTTGAGTATCATAATATTTTCCGGCGCGAGCGGGACGGAAAAATCTTCCGCGTCACTTCTGACGGCGACGACAAGGCCACACCGAGAAGCGCCGGCCTTAATATGCGGCAGGTGACTGCCGAGGAATGGAGCTTGACGGGGGGTGCTTCCAACGGATAGATACCAAGTGATCGATGCCTTTTGGAACAGCTTCGGCGTGGAAGCGTATGACGAGAACAGCGTCCCCGATCATGAAGAGCTTTCTTTTCCTTACATCACCTATAACGTGGGGACAGGGTCGCTCGATTACCCCGTCTCGATGAGCGGGAACATCTGGGACAGGGGCACGAGCTGGGAATCGGTCTCAAAGAAGATCGACGATATTTCAACCGCGATCGGCAGAGGTGGGATTGTCCTCCCGTTTTCAGGTGGGTCTGTCTGGATTCGTCGTGGCTCCCCGTTCGCGCAGAGATTGAGCGACGAGGACGACATGATCCGGCGTGCCTACATCAACATAGATGTGGAATTTATCAGCGAGAATTAAGGGGGAAACCTTATGGCAACCAAATATGCACAGGTGCCAACTTCGGCGCTTTCCAGCTTGCAGATCAATGCCGGAATTCTGGCATCTGATTTTACGCCATCGACCGGCACAGTTGTGTCCGCCGATATCCTTGGGGCGACGAGCGGAGGGCTTTCTTTCAGCGATATTCCCGATTTCGTGGATTTCGCGGAAGATATCGACAATGCACCGAAAAATACAAAGGAATTCAAGCGCATCAACGGCCGGACGGTCACGTTGAGTGCGACCTTCATTTCGATCAACACGACCCTTGCAAAGAGCCTGATGGCTGCGGCCGATATTGGGTCGGTCGACACGACCAAGATCACGCCGAGGGACGAGCTGGCCGCGGCGGATTTCGATGATCTGTGGCTGATTTGCGATTATTCGGACAAAAACGGGCCGACAAATGGCGGATTCGTCGCGATCCATTTGATGAACGCTTTGTCGACCGGCGGCTTCCAGCTCCAGACGGCAGACAAAGGGAAAGGGCAGTTCCAGGCGACGTTTACGGCTCACTATTCAGGCTCGGCTCTTTCCACCGTGCCGTATGAGGTTTATATCAAGGCCGGATCGGCGGAGCCGACCACTTAAAAATCTAAAAAAGACTGGAAAGGGTGAGACGATTGAGGTTATCCGAATTTAAGGATGAAGAAGCTCTTGAACTGTTGGCGAATCTCATCGAGCCACTGGGCGAAATGTTCCAAGACGCGGAGGTTCGGCTTGCGTTGAAGCAACGGAGAATGTTGCGGGCGGCAAAGCTCATGATTGCGAATCACAAGCGGGCGGTTTTTGAAATGCTGGCCGCGATGGAAAGAACGCCGGTTGAGGAATTTTCCTGCAATGTGCTGACGCTTCCGGCGAAGCTCTTGGAGATCAACAACGACCCGGAGTTTATCCGCCTTTTTCAGTTTGCAGCAGCAGAATTGGACGAGAAGCCCTCTGGTGCTGCATCGGGGGCAATGGCGGAAGAATAAACATCCGTGCTCTTCTTTTTCAGGCGGAGGCCGTGAAAAACGCGAAAGAGCGGGAGGTTCTCTTCCAAACGTATGTTTCCGACCTGCTGCGTGCTTCTGTTGAATGGGTCACGCCGCCGCCGCGCTGGATCGATCTGGCGTTCCCGCCGGAGCCTATTCCGGACGGGCTGGGCGAGCAAATTGTGGCCGATTTAGTGGAGCGGGCAGGATTGGAGGTTGTGTAATGTCTCTCTTAGACCTTTTTATTAAGATCGGCGTTGACGATCAAGCGAGCGATAAGGTCAGCTCCCTTTCGCAAAAGTTGGGGAATGGCCTTGCGACCGCGGCGAAAGTCGGCGTTGCAGCACTGGCGGCAGCTTCCACGGGGGTTGCCGCCCTTGCAAAATCGGCGGTTTCTGCGTATGCGGATTTTGAACAGCTCGAGGGCGGGGTTGAGACGCTTTTCAAAGATTCGTCCGACACTGTTCTTGCCTATGCGCGGCAGGCATACCAAACGGCAGGGCTTTCCGCGAACGAATACATGGAGACTGTCACATCCTTCTCCGCCAGTCTCTTGCAATCGCTTGGCGGAGATACTGCGGAGGCGGCCCGCGTTGCTGATATGGCGATCACAGACATGTCGGACAACGCGAACAAAATGGGCACATCCATGCAGTCGATTCAGGCAGCCTATCAGGGGTTTGCGAAACAAAATTACACCATGCTCGACAATCTCAAGTTGGGCTATGGTGGAACGAAAACCGAGATGGAGCGGCTCTTGCGAGAAGCAGAGGCTTTTGAAGCCCAGCAAGGGCGCTATGTGTCTTTCTCAATAGAAAGCTATGCGGATATCGCGAACGCGATCCACGTTGTGCAGGAGAACCTCGGTATCGCAGGAACGACGGCGCTTGAAGCGCGGGAAACCATCGCGGGAAGCCTTGCAGCAATGCGGTCTGCGTGGGCAAATCTCAAGGCGGGGATTGCGGACGAAAATTCGGATATCGGCGATCTCGTGGATAAATTCGTCGACTCTGCGGGCGTGGCCGCTGAAAACCTTGTGCCGAGAATCGAGAAAGCAATTGGCGGAATCTCCCGACTTGTGACGGATGCGGCAACGACAATCGTCCCGATTGCGACGCAAACGATCCTTGATAGCGCGCCCATGCTGGTTTCTGCCGGTTTCGATCTGCTTATGTCCTTGATTTTGGGAATTGTGGACAACACGGACAAGATTGTCGACACGGCATTGACGCTCGTGTTGACGCTTGTCGACGGGTTGATTGACAACTTCCCAAAGATCGTGGAGGGCGGCGTGAAGTTGGTTGTGCAACTCGGCGTTGGCTTGATTAAGGCTCTGCCGGAGCTGGCCGCACGGGTGCCGGAGCTGATCGAAACCATCCTGACGGGACTCTACAACGGAATCCAGCAGCTTTTGGAGTTCGGGGCTGACCTCGTTGACGCAATATGGAACGGCGTGAAAAGCAAGGCGGCGGAGCTTGTGAAAAATGTCACGGCGTTTTTCCGGGACATTTTCGAGGCGGCGAGAACAGGCGCGGAAATCGGTTCTGGCTTGAGCTATGGCGGCGTTGCAAAAACTACGTCCGGAGGAGCTTCCGGCGGTGCTTCCGGCGGCGGTGGCGGAGGCGGGGACGTAACCTTAACGCTTGACGGCGAGGTGCTTGCCCGCACAAGCTACGGATACAATCAGCGCGAAGGCGCACGGCAGGGCGTGGCCCTGGCTGGCCCGAGATAAGGAGGGGATTCCGTGGTAAACACAATCAAGGTAAACACGGTCGATATCACGTCCCTGCTTACTCCGGTAGGCTATCAGGTGGGCTATCAGCCGGTGACAGGACGATGGGGAGGATACACGCTCGACGGGAAATTCCACCCAGATGTGTTGGCGGTTAAAGCGGTTTTGACTGCGAATTGTATGCCGCTGACGGCGCAGCAGATTGCCGGAATCCTCGGGGAATACGTTCCCGGCATGGAAACGCCGGTTGAGGTCTACTATTTCGATCCGCGACTTGGCGACTATCGAATCATGGAGGCGCTGGCCGGAGCGGTTTCCCAAAAATATGTCGGGGTCGGGGCTAACGGCTCGGATTATTTTACCGGGACCATCCTCGTTTTTACGGAGCAATAAAATGGCTGTTGATATCAGAATCACTTACAAGGACATAGCGCCATACGCGGCGGACGATGCGACCTATACGGGCACGGTGGCAGAGAGTTTTTCGGATTTCGATCTGAACGCTCCCGCTTCCCGCGTCCCTGTCGCGTCGCTGGAGGATGATCTGTGGTTGCTTGACGGCACCTATGACGTGCTGGAGGATGATGACACTGTCCCATTCTGGTCTTCGTCCCTGTCCAATGCTTCCGGCAGCTTCTCAACCGCGCCAAAAATCACAATCAGCTTTTCCGGCTATCATAGCAGCGTAGGGTTGACGCTGATTTTCGATCCGGCGACGGGAAATTACTGTAGCGAGGTCGGAATCGTTTGGAAACGGGATGGCTCGACGATTGAAAGCGGGACTTTCTACCCGGACGGCACAACCTATTTTTGTAATCAGCCGGTCGACCTTTTCAGCTCCATCGAGATCACGCTCACAAAAACGAGCGTCGGATACCGGCGCGCGCGCGTTAATCAGATCGTCTTCGGCATGATTCACGATATGGGTTCCGAATCGCTGGAAGAAGTCACAGCGACAAGCGAGTTGAGCTTGATTTCTCTTGAGCTTCCTTATTCACAACTCACCTTCGGCATCCGCACGGACGAGGATGTCACCTTCATGTTCCAAAACCGGCAGCCGGTGGAGCTTTATAAGGACGGGTTGATCGGGGTCTACTATTTCTCCCGCTATCAGCGGAAAAAGGCGGGCCTGTATTCCGTAACGGCATACGATGCGCTCGGCGTTCTGGCGGAGCAGCAATGGCAGGGGCAGGCGTACCTTTCCGGCGTGTCGGCGAAGACATTGCTTGAGACCATTGTCGACGGGCAATTCCCGATTGAGTATGCAACCGGCGTGGTGGACGCGACCTTGACAGGGGTGCTTCTCGATCAATCGCGCAGGGACGCAATTCAGCAGGTTCTTTTCGCATGGGGAGTGTGCTTGACGTGCAGAGCGGGGAAAATCCAGATATTCAATCCGCCGACAACCGGCGCGAAAGAGATCGGAGAAGCCGGAACCTTCATCGACGGCGTTATCAACGAGGAATTGCCGATCACGGCAGTCAATGTGGTCGCGCACACCTATACACAATCGAGTTCCGGCGTGATCCAGATCGGCGGGAATCGCTACAACGAGAGCAAGACGATCTACACCGTTACCAATCCATTAACGGCGGTCGGATCGAAGCCGAATGTCAAAAGCATCGAGAACGCGACGCTTGTGAGCACGGACAACGGGCAGGCCATCGCGCAACGGGTTTTTGAATATCTCATGCGATTACGATCGCTCGACACTGCAATCCTGTACGACGGAGAGGGGCTGGCCGACCTGCTTACCATTCCGGCCCCTTCCGGCGAGGAAATCACGGGCAATGTCGAAAAGTTGACCTTGCACTTTTCGGGGATCACTGTTGCGCAGGTGCGCTTAACAGAGGAGGCGGAGTCATGAGCATTATTGACAATCTGATCACCGACCGCACGGCATTTGATGTGTTGAATCGGACGGACAAAGGGCACTATGACTATGCCGATCTCAACCGCATCGGGGAAGCGATCAATTACATCAATCAGCAGATCATTGCTTGCGGTGCCGACACAAGGGCGACGCACACGGCAGTCGAGAACTGGACGCGGAGCAGCTTGCCGACCGACGCGCAACGGCAAAATATCATTGACGCGCTGGACGACATTCGGCTTGCGGTATACCGGCCCGCCTCCCTTCCGGCTTTGCCCGGAACCTTTAAACGCCTCACTTATTCGGGGGCGAACAATATAGAGGCTTTGTTGCAGATCAAGAGCCGGATTTTCGACGACATCGCCGCCTCTTTCCCATATTCGGGGTATCCTGAATCTGGATTCCTGTGGAACCAGATCACATAAAGGAGGGAAAGTAAATGACAGACAGGAACGCACAATATCCGGGACGCGTGAAGCTCACGCCGGTATCTGGGCAGGCAAACACCTATGACATGGAGCTTGCCGACAGCCCGCGGCAGGTTGGCACTCCTTTGAACAAGGCGACGTTTCTTCCGGATTCTGTGGCGAACTACATCGGGGGACTCGGGACGAACCCGCTTCCGGGTGCCGCCTTGAAGCGCGTCCATGAGCTGGCGCTTTCAGGGGAAACCGGTACCTACACAGGCACAGGCACCTATGGAGCCAACAACAAGAACAGCCTGACTTTCTCGATCAACCCGATTATCGTATTCATCCAAGAAGCTGGCGGGAGCAATCACATGCCTTATATCTGGGGGAATACCGGCTTTAATTTTGAGGGCGGCGGAAACACAAGGAATAATGTTGTCAGCGTAAGCGGAAAGACGATGCGATGGTACAATGGAGCATCCTCAGGCACTGCGCGTGCGACTTGGCAAGCAAACGCGAATGGAGTAACATACCGCTGGGTCGCAATCGGTTTCCGTGACGCATAAGAGAGGAAGGGAAAAATGATTTTATCAGAGAAAACGTATGATGTTCTAAAATGGGTCGCACAGATCGCATTGCCGGCTCTGGGTTCTCTCTATTTCGGTCTGGCCCAGATTTGGGGCTTTCCTTTCGGGGAGGAGATTGTCGGCACCATCGCGGTTGTGGACACCTTCCTCGGCGCGCTGCTCGGGATTTCTAACGCGCAGTATAAAAAAAAGAAAGCTGGCGGTGATGGGGATGGCGGTATCGCGTGAGGACATGAGGGAAATTGTGGAGGAGTGCGACAAGCGCTACCGTTCGAAGGACGACTGCGACGAGATCAGCGGGGCGATCGAAAAGAAGCTTGCCAACGACAACACCCGCTTCGCCGTCCTTGAGTACCAACAAAAAGTCAACAACTGGCTCACCACGGCAATTGCCGGGGGGATCGTCGCGCTGCTCATAAAAATCTTCGTCGGGGGTGGAGCCTGAATGGATTGCGGGACTTGCAAGGAGAATCGGGCAACGATTCCTTATATCGTTCATGAGGGCGAGCTTGCCCGCATGGAGCGGGCAAATAAACGCCTTTTCGCCGCGTGGTTAATTACCTTCCTATTTCTTGTCGGCACCTTTGCCGGATTCCTATGGACTGCCGGGAGCTTCGAAACCACCACAACAACTTCTGTGCATCAGGTTGCCGAGACCGGAAGCAACGCCTATATCAGCGGGAGCGTGAGTGGAATCAATGGCAAATAGGCAGACGATTGTTATAACAAAGACGCGTCGGAGAAAATACGGCGGCAATACCGGATATGTGCAATGCAATATCTGCCACGGCACCGGCCGCGTGAAGAAAAAGAGGAAGAAATGATACAGGAGCCGTCCAGATCGGAGATCGAAAGGGCTATTGATGAATATGTGGTAGGCAAGCACGCGGAGCGAAACCGGAAGATCATGCGGCGGCGGTTGATTGACGGGATATGCTTCGACCCGCTGGCGGAAGAGTTCGGGCTTTCCGTCCGGCAAATCCGTTTGCGAGCGACATCTGCATATCACCGCAGCAATTGCAAAGCTGGGTGGCAAGATTGCTCACGCCGTCGCGGACAGAAGTCACGGAGTCGTGGAGCTGTGCATCGCGGAACCCGTCCGAGACGTTGGTCGAGATGCTCTGCTGGCCGTTGAGCAACCACGGGAAGTCAATTCCAAGGCCGCCGCCGAAGCCGCCAAAGCCTCCCATTCCCATACCGCCCCAACCGCCGAGACCGGCAAGCAGAAGCAGAAGGACGATCCAACCCCAGTCTCCGCCGAAGCCGCTATTTCCATACCCGCCGCCATACGCGGCAGGGGCAACCGGCATGTAAAAGCCGTTGCCATTGCTTTCGTCTGTAAGAGCCATTTTCATGTTTCCTTTCTTAGTGGTTTTATTTCACCGACTGCGCGCCGTCGGGGAAAATCTATCTTCGCGGCATCTGCCGCATGATCTGGTAAACCGCCTGCAACCGCTGGTTCCCGATTTGTCCGGATTGCAGGAGATGGTTGATGATCTGTTGGGGATTGTTCATGCCCGCGGGGATGGAAAGTCCCGCCTGTTTCATCATGCCTGCCGGATCGGCTTTGAGCTGGTTCAAAAGCTGCTGCATGTCTGGCCTACGTGCTGCTTTAGGCTGATTCCCTCCCAAATCGGCAAAAATACTCACTCCTCATCGTCCCCTTTCTCCTGCTTTGCCCTCTGTGGATCCGATTTTGACACGCTGGCGGACAAAGCCGCTGAAATAAGCCCGTTTATCTCGTCGCGCCGAACAAAAGCAGACGGGTCAAAAACGGGAGCGGGAGGGGCAGGCGGGCGCTTCTCAAAAACGTCCAGGGTGTAGCCGTTGGCGCTGGCCGTCTTGACAAAAATGGCAGAATCGTCTTTCGCAATCATCATCTGTGAGGAACCGATGCCGACGGGAAACCGCTCCGCAGCCGCCTCGTTGTCCACCTGCACGATCTCCGCCCGTATGGTTGGCGGAGTCATCATCTGCGCGGCCTGTGGCTGTGGCGAATTCTGCGCCGGTTGCTGGTTTTGCGGGTAAAACGGAACGGGCGGGCCGAAGAAAGATTGCTGATACGATGCAGGGAAAAAGTTTCCGTATGCCATTTTGAAATCCTCCTATTTTCCCGGATTGTCCGGTTGTTTAGACCAATAGAATTGCGGGGCCCTGTCGCTGCTGTCCCAACTGTCAAAAAGGATGCCGTCCCGCACGGTGGCGACGTGGCCTCCGAAACCGAGGACAAAGGTGCCGGAAGGGTGGTCGCGGCAGAAGTCCGCGGCGGTGTAGCAATCTGGGCAGGTGTTTGGGATTGCCTGCCTGGTAAAACCGTGAGACCGGAGAACCGCGCCCCATACGCTGTCCGAGGACGGCATATCTGCCATTCGGTATGCCATCACGACGGCGGAGAGAAACGCACCTTCCCAGTCAAGTCCGAGGGCCTTCGATAAGGCCCGCACGACGCAGTCGCCGACGCGCATTCCCGTGGGGTTCGGGTTGTATTCTTGCCACACAAAAAAGGCCCCCTCTCTGGTTAAAATGCTACCAATAGAGGAGGCCTCGGCGGAATGAAATAAATGCGCAATTTTCAAGAAATTTGTATGAAATATGTTGACTTTTTATAAAAATTGTATTATAATATTATATATAAAAGCTGTGCGAAAGGGGGGATTCCATGGTACAGGAAAAGCGTGACTTCTTGATGGTGCAGATGCGCGACGAAGAAAAAGCCGCGATCAAGGCAGCGGCAAAGGAGCATGGCCTCACAATGTCGGCTTTTGTCCGGCTTGTCATCAAAGAGGCGCTGAAAGGGGAAAAGAAGGAGGGATAAAGGATGACGAGTGAGCAAAAGCTTGATATCATCAAGACGATCTTGACCAAGGTACAGGCGAGCGACGACTTTTTCTGTGGTGTCGTCGCCGCGGTGCTGGCTGTGATCGACTATTGAGAGGAGGAGAACCACATGGCGAAAACCAGAAGCAACATCGAGAACCTGCTTTCTATGCTCCCGCATGAGCAACAGGACGAGATCATGCGAGGAATCAGGGCAATGATTGTGGCAACCGTGACCTTTCGGATGCGCGACAAGGTCAAGCTCTACAGGATGGAGCACGGTCTGACGCAGGCCGATTTTGCACGGTGTGCGAACCTTGACCGCGGTTTCGTACAGCGCTTAGAGGCGGGCGTTGTGGTTGATCCGCTTTTATCGAACGTGCTAAAGCTCGCAACCATGATGGGCTGCACGATCGACGAGTTGCTGGACGATCATACGCGGGAGGAGCTTTTGGCGAAACCCACAATATCCAAACCAAGAAAAGCAAGAGAAGGAGGAGTGCGAAATGGAACAGAGAAATGATATGCTTTTCCCCGAGGAGCTTTTTTCGGAGGAGCAAACGGGCGGCTTCTCGATCCGCGACGATGACACGGCAGATTGGGCCGTTGCGAAGTTGGCCGAAAAAAAAGAAGAGGCCGATCGGTTGATCGGCCTTGCAGAGCGGGAGATTTCCCGCCTCAAAGAGCGCATTGAAGAGATCAAGGAGAAGGCAGAAAAGGACGCGGCTTTTCTCTCCTCCTGCCTGTTTGAGTATTTCGGCACGGTCAAGAAGCGCGAGACGAAGACCATGGCGAAGTATGAGTTGCTCCACGGGACGCTGGTGCTCAAGCGCGGCGGCCAGAAATTCGAGCGCGACGACGCGGCCATCCTGCAATGGGCAAAGGAGACGGGCCGCTGCGATCTGGTGAAAATCGAAGAGAAGCTCAACTGGGCGGAACTGAAAAAGGGAATTGCCCAGAACGGCGAAACGGCGGTGGACGCGGAGACCGGAGAAGTGGTGCCTGGCATCACAATCACACAAGCTCCGGACACCTTCACGATCGACTATGCGAAGAAAGAGAAAGAGGCCCCGCCGGTATGAGCCGGCGGAGCCTCTTTCCCCCATCAAAAGAAAAGGTGTGAATGAAGGAGTGCCAGGAATGAGCGCCCGCGCTATCAAAGGAGTTGAACCACATGACCAACCTTATTATATCCTCTCGGAATACGCCTGTCAAGGGTAAAAAAATATTTTCTTTTTTGAAAATTTTTATTGATTTTTCGATTGGCAGTATGTTATAATAAAAATACAATCAACAGAAAGGAGAAAACCACATGACCGAGAAAAAGAATTTAGAGCAGAAGTTTGTCGCCCTGCGGCAAGCCATCCCTGCAATCGCGCAAAAGAAGTACACGGAAAACGTCAAGTATAAGTACCTGCGCATTTATGACGTTTTCGAGCACCTTACTCCGGCCATGAACAAAGAAGGAGTGAATTTCGAGATCGTGGCCGAGACCGCGTCCCGCCACTATGAAAACGGCGATCCTATGTTTTACACTTCTTTCCTTCAAACGACGAGGACGGGGGAAAGAACGGTGTGGGTGTACGAGGCTGACCTGACCGTTGCATGGACGAACGCGGACGACCCGACCGACCGGCAGGAAGTGACGCTGCACGCGCTCGGAACCAACGACGGCGGGCCGGACAAGGCGAAGGGCAGCGCATGGACGTACTGCTTGAAGTATTACCTTTTCGAGAAATTCCAGATAGACCAAGGAGACGACGACCCAGACAACAACGATCTTTCGGGAGTGGCGAGCGGCTTCCAGCAGGCGCAGACGGTTCAGGCGGCAGCTCCCCGCAAACTCTCCGACGCGCAGATCAAGAGGCTGCACGCTAAGGCGATCAACGCCGGCATCACGGAAGAAGTCTGTGATGCGAGAATCCGCGGGAAATACGCCTGTGAGCCTAACGAAATGACGCGGGCCCAATATGACGAAACTTGCGCGGCGCTGGATAAGGCGGCCGCAGAAAGAGACAAGGAGGCGTTTGATGATGTTGAATAAGATTTTTATTGCTGGCCGCTTGTGTGCCAATCCGGAGCTTAAATCCACGGGGACAGGGGTCCCCGTGGTGAATTTCCGTATCGCCTGTGACCGCGACCAGAAGAACCGCAACGGCGAGCGGGAGACTGACTTCTTCTCCTGCGTCGCGTTTCGCGCTACCGCGGAATTTATCGCCCGATATTTTGAAAAGGGACGCGCAATTTTGATCGATGGAAGCATGAGGGCCAACCGCTGGACTGGGCAGGACGGGCAGACGCGCGAGAGTTGTGACGTGCTAATCGAGCGCGCCTATTTTGCAGATTCCAAGCCCGCCGCGGCTCCCGCTCCCGCGCCAATGCCTTCCGGCTATGCCGAGATCGACGAGCCGGACGGACTGCCATTTTGACGAAGGGAATGAACAGAAATGCCGAACCGCGTCTTAAAGGAGAGTATTTGCACGAGCGACGATATGGCCGCGCTGACTTGGTTTGAACAGGCGCTTTTCACCCGGCTGATTGTAACGGTGGACGATTATGGCCGAACAGATGCGCGCGCCTCTATCATCAAGGGAAGGCTCTTCCCACTCGACGACGTAAAACCCGCCGAGATCGAGAAGGGCTTGAAGCACATGGAGGAGCTTGGGATGGTGCGCTTGTATTCCGTTTCTGGCAAGCCCTATCTCTTGCTGACGGCGTGGACAAAGCACCAGCAACCGAGAGCGAAGATCAGCAAGTTTCCAGCACCGGAGGACGCTTGCAATCAATTGCAAGCAGATGCAAGCAATTGCAAGCAGATGCAAGCAGATGCTCCCGATAAACGATACACGATAAACGATACACGATATACGATAAACGATATATCTTGCGCGGAGCCCGCCGAGAGCGACACCGCGCCGGAGCCGGAGCAGCAAGAAAAAGAGCCGTCGGTTATCACGCTGACGCTCAACGACGGGACGGAGTATCCAATCTTGCAGGCAGATGTTGACCAATGGGCGGGACTCTATCCTGCGGTTGACGTGATGCAGGAGCTCCGCGCTATGCGTGGTTGGTTAGACGCGAATCCAACGAAACGGAAGACCAAGGCCGGAGTGCGCCGTTTTATCAATTCTTGGTTATCGAGGGAGCAGGACAAGGGGGGAAGTGCGCCAAGAGTGAGACCGAGGAAGAGCGGGAAAGGCGATCCAGAATCCAAGAGCCGCATTGAGGAGTTTTCGGACTGGGCTTTTCGCACGATCTATGCAGACGCAATAGTTGATACGGGAGGTGTATAGCAATGGCGATCACAGACAAAGACTTGGCAGGTTTCGGGCTTGCCGCGCGCAAACAGATCGCGGCGCAGTTGGGGAAAGATGCCGTAAAGCAGGCGGCGCGAAAATACCACAACCGACCGACGGAGCGCGTCATGCCGAATGGGAAGACCCGCGCTTTTGACTCGCAAAAAGAGGCCCGACGATATGACGAGCTGGCCGCCATGCTGCGGATGGGCGTGATCCGTAACCTCAAGCTGCAGCCGGAGTTCACGATCACAGAAGGCTTCATCACGTCCGAAGGAAACCGAGTCCGCGCACACCGATACACCGCGGATTTCAGCTACGAACACCTTGAGCGAAATTCATATGTCAAAGACGGTGGCGGGAGCCTTGAGTATATCGACGAATGGGTAACCATCGTCGAGGATGTCAAGGGCGGAAAGGCAACCAAAACGCGCGACTTCATCAACAACAAAAAGGCCCTTGCAGATAGGGGAATCATCATTCGCGAAGTCTGAAAAATTTTTTGAAAAAGTTTCGTAAATTGTATTGACTTTTCTGTTTGGGTGTGCTACAATCAATACAACATAACAAACAAGGAGGCAACCACAATGACCAAAACCTATTTTTTCAGCGTTCGAAAGCATGCCCACGACATAGAGCTTTATCGAAACCGCGTGTATAACACAATGGCCGACATGGAATCCGGAGAGATTCCTATGGATGGCGAGAAGTTTGATCGCTTGTATGAGTTCTACCATGGGCCTCTTGAAGAGCTCTATGAGAAGATGTTCGACAGCCGCGACGGCGTGACGGTGCAACTCACAGGAAAGCAGATCGCCCTTGCGAAGCAGATCGTGCTTTGGGCGAGCGAGACGCGCGCAGCATCTTGCATCAGCCGCGGGAGATATGATTTACTGCAATATTGCTGAAACGATCGCGGGGGCTTCGTCCCCCGCAAACAAGGAGAAGGAGGCAACCACATGGCGAAAATGTATAAAGGTTTCAACAAGGACTTGACCTGTACGCCTGCGGATGGTGTGAAGTTTCAGTATGAGGAGGGGAAAACCTACACGGAAGAATCCACCGATCTGTGCAAAAAGGGATTCCACGCGTGCGAAATGCCGCTCAACTGCTTCTCGTACTATCCGCCGGCGGGGAGCGTGTATCACGAAGTTGATCTCGAGGAAGTGAGCGAGAAGCGGGATACTGACTCTAAGCGGGTGGGGAAAAAGATCACCATCGGCTTGAGATTAGATATAGCAGGACTTATCAAGGCGCAATTTGAGTGGGTTAAGAAGCAAACAAAAAACGAATATAGGGGGGGCTACCAGAGCGCCCTGACTGGGGGCTACCAGAGCGCACTGACTGGGGGAGACCA